ACTGCTGACTTCTTTCTACCAATTCAGAATGAGAATTAACTCCAGTTACTGGAATATCAAAAAATAGTCTGTCGTATTCTCTAAAAAATTGATCCACATTCATGGTGCTTGCGCTCACTGTTTGAGGTGCAGTTATTAATTCGCTAAACGAAGTGTCTATTACTTTCGAATAGGTATTAATTCCATAAACTTTTTTAACTAATTGAACATTTTCCATTATCTAACTATTTTGAATATATAGTTATTGTCTATATCTATCGATTCGCTTGTTGGTAAAACAGCTCTCAATAAAAGTTTATAGTATCTTTCTGGTTCTAATCCATCCATATGAACATCGAAATAACTGCTTTGACCATCGCAACTTATTTTTGTAAAAGTAGTATCGAAATCTACTACCATATCTTCGCTCTTTACATCTTGAATTGCCCAATAAGAACTTTGAGGAAGCGCCTTATTAACGTTATAAATAGAAGCAGTTGTAAAAACTCTAGCTGGATATTTGTCTCTAGCGTTTACTCTAAATTGATATTTTTTAGTATCGTATTTGAAAGTTCCAAGGTTATTGTCTATCGAAGCCACAAATTGATTGTTGTTTATAATGCTTAAACTTCCAGTGGCATAATAACTATCGTCCCATTTTACTTCTAAAGTAGGAGGGTAAATAGTGTGAGTGTCTACAGAGAAAAAATTTAATGCTATAAAACTACCTGAATACTGCTCTACTTGAGAAGGATGCTTTACCAAAAATCCAGCGTTTCTATGACCGCTAAACCAGTTAACTACGATATCTGATACATCTACGTTAAGATCTTTATCGTCTTTATAAGAAAATGATTGAGACACCGTATAAGAACCAGTAGTGTTTCCTCCACCGGGTGTTAGGAAATAACTAGTATTCTCTATCCACGCATTAGTTGTACCAACATATTGATTTGGATTATACCAACAAGCTCCATTAATGGTTACAGGATAGTCGGAAAATTTACCGGTACCCATTGTCCAAGAGGAAGACACTTGAGATACGTGTAAGCTGTATGTAGTGTTTAAATTCTCAGCGTTTGCCAAATATAATCTTAAATTAGTTTTCCAACCTGATGCAGTAGCAAAGGGTTCTATTCTAAGAATGTCTTCGTCGCTAAATAGTATTAAAGATCTTCTAATATCATCGTTTAATATAACAGAATTAGGATCAGGATCAACTAAGTAACTAATAGAGTCCGGATTATTTTTCACAGAGACTTCTAGGATCTCGTCCAAACCTGTATTTTGATTGGGAAATCTAGAATACAATGTTGTATCTGCTGTGGGAAATATTTTAAATACTGCCATTTTTACTTAGTTTAGAATGTTACGACCCTACCTTGAATGTCCAAATCTAGATATTTTAATTCAAATATAGATGGATCTAGAGATGGGTATATTACGTTGTTTAAAGTTCCTGCTTGAATATCGTAAGAATATTTTGAATAACCATTTGATTCGCCGTACTTGTTTACAATTTCTACTTTTTTAACAGTTTGAACGCCTTCCACTCGATCTAGCACTCCATAAACTTCTGTTAAAATAATTGGTTGATTTATTTGCCAGCGTTCTATATTAAAATAGTCTTGTAAAGTAACTAAACTTCTAGCTACTACATCTTGACTATTAAAATTAGGTCTAATTACTACGTCAAAATTGCAACCTATGTTTATAACAAAAGCAGGTTTTATTTTTATAGAATCAGTCATCATTCTATATTCTGACATGTAGCCTTGAATATTTTTTAATAACGAAGGCGTAGGTACACTTAAGTATCCAGATCCATCCAGACTTAATACGTACAAACTAATAGCCAATGGATCTCTTAAGCCAGAATTGTTTTCTAGATAATCTCTATATACTGAATCGTCTTTTGTTACATAAGCTTTAGAAACTTTACCAAACTGTGCAGGCATACATAAAGTTCTAGCCAAGTAATCTTCTTGAGTCACTGCTCTTAATTGACTTGGAAATTGTAATTGTGTGTTAAATCTTAATTCTTCAACAGAATCACCGTCTCCACCTCCAGCTGCTGGCGTCTCATTATTAGTAACTAAGGTGTAAGCAAAGCTTGTATTTCCTGAAATTGTTTTGGCTACTGGTCTTGTCAATTCGCCCTGTAAAACGTTGCTATTAGCGCCGCCTCCAACTAAATAGGTGAAAGTAATTGTAGTGCTTTTTGGTGCCAATCCGTAAGTTTGAGTGGTAACAAAGTTAGTTGGATCGAAAGAGCTCGATAACATGCTCAATCCTCCATTAGTATTACCAACACTCACTTGATTGGGATTAGGAAGTACTGCGCTATCTGCTACAGAGTTAATTCCAGGCCCAAACTCTATTTGTAATATAGCATTACTTTGAAATCTTGAAGTGAATCTTCTAGGAACCTGTAATTTTTGAATCATGTAAGGAACCTGATTCACATCGTTTATTGTAGTGTTTGCTACTGGATTCAAAATATAATCTTGAGCCAAATAAGGAACTTCGTACCATGTATTTCCATTAGAATCCACGGCGTTTAAAATAGTAATGATATTAGAATCTTGTAAATTAATCGTAGCAAATCTTTCTGCACTACCAAAACTAAACTGTTGAGTTTTAATTTGACCAGATATAGCTTGAGTATTTTTAGTTAACAAGAAGCTAGTTGGATTGTTTGAAGAATCTAATGTATATGCAGCAACTTCTGTTGGGTCCAAAGAAGAAGACATTCTAAAGTCAATCTTATCTGAACAATAGAACGCGTTAGAACTGTTTATATTAGAAGCTACTTGCATTCCTTGATCTACACAAAATGCGTAAGAAAAATCTGGAACATATTTTCCTGCTGATAATTTAGATGGAACTTGTTGGTATACTTTAAGATCAACGATCGCTGCGCTTGTTACTTTTGGACGATAACCCAACATATAAGCCAAACTGTATAAGTTGTTCTTTTGTTTTGCGTATTGTAAAAAAGTTTCTTGTAATTGATTGTCCAAATAGAAAGATAAAACGTCTCCTACGTATGCAGCCATTTCAATAAACATGGTGCCAGGACTCGCTTGATTAAAGTCTTTGTAGTTTGTAGGATAGTAAGACTTAGCATATTCTATCAAATCGGCTTTGAAAGAACCAAAACTCTTATTAAGGTATTTAATATCTATATTGTTGTTCTGCATAATTAAGCGTTTTGTATTTCTAATACTACACCGTCTGTTTCTTTAGAGCTTTTTAATGTATAACTAAATTTTATTCTTATAGAACTAGTATTAGGATCTCCGTTAACATTTAGATCGGATATAGAAACATTAGGAAAGTTGTTCTCTATCTGAGATATTAAAGACTGTTTTATGTCTTCTAAAGAGGATTGAGCTATTTGTTCGAATAATCTAGATCTTAAACCTGCTCCAAAAGTGGGGTTAAAAGGTCTCTCTCTTCTATCGGTCAATAAGAAGTTTATCAAATTATACTTGGTCTGTTCTTTTGTACTGTACACAGAAGCAAATGCTATAGGAGCAGAAAATGGGATTTTTACACCTATTGCTTGAGAAGGTCTCAAATCGTCTTGCGATATTTGTCTTAAGTTGTATGCCATTATATAGCGCCTTTAGCTTTTAATTTGCTCATTAAATCCGAAAAGTCTGGTACCTCGTTTATCTGTACCATACTTGGGTCAGAACTTGGTCTTGCTGTTGCTAACATACCGTTAACGTCTCCTACAGCCACTTGTTTTGGTTGAAAGAAGCTTGTTGGGTCTATTCCTATGGAGTCAGGTCCAATGTCCGAAGTATTAAAAGACATGTCGTCCATATCACCCATTGTCATAGCAGTCTCGTTTAGCATGTTTGCCAAAGGATTGCCAGCGAAGTTAGGGTTGGGACGCATTGGTCGTGAATTCAGTGTGCCTGGTAAGGTTGGTTTTACCTTCTTAGATTCTTTTATAACCTCTTTAGTAGTGCTTGAGGATTGAATCTCTTTTAAAATGGTAGGCATTTCTTGGCGGATTGCGTTAGCAACCTCTTCCCTTATTAATTTTCTTAGTAAATCTACTTGATTCGTCTTTGCCATATCCTATAAATATTGGTTTATGATACTTTCTTTTTAATTAACGTACTATACCTGAACTATATTTTTGCCCAGGGTCAGTGCTCTTTAAATCTGTTTTTAAATTTTCCATTGAAGCTGCCATTAACTTTCTCATTCTTTTCCTTAATTTTTTACCTCCTGGAAGGTTGTTTGCAAAGGCATTAAGACCCAATCCATTCTCTTCATTTTCGTTATCAGGATCGTCCAATCCGCTATTAAGAATAGAAGTAACGTCTAAATCGTCTATTGTTATATCTGGATCTCCTAGGTTTGCCGACGCTTCTATTAAGATAACTAGATCAGAAGGATTCATTCCAGTGACAGACTTATTGGTATAGCCTCCAGCGCTCAATAACAACTTAACTTCATTTATTATAATGGTATCGTCGGAAGCATAAGTAGGAGTAGACTGAACTACCTTTGTCTTGTTTTTATCCAAACCAATACCAAATCTTCTTTTTATAGTCAAAGCTTGATCGGTTGTTTCTTCTGTTAATATTTCTATAGTGAAGTCTCCATAAGTCTTGCTCTTGTTATTCTCAGCGCTATAAAAATCGTCCATATATTTTTGAAGTGCGTCTGCTCCCTCTTTCAATTCCTGTATTGTGTTATTCAAATCTGCTTTTAAATCCTCGTCACAACTGTCGCAGCTATTTAAATTTCTTGCTATCAATTCCAATTTAGGAATTATTATAACTACGTTGTTTAGTATGTAAGCACAAAGGCTTCTAATTAAAGTAAGAATTTCGTTTATCTGTGCCACTCTTTTTAAGAAATAGACCAAACCTGAGTTCATTATTATATCTTCGTAAGTGGCAGATATAGCTGTTTGCACTCCAACTGTATTGAATACTTGAGGTACTGGAATTCCAAAGAAAAAAGCTCTTAATTTGTAGAATATCTTTATCAATAGTAACGATACTCTAATTACCAATTGTAACAAAGAGATGTATTTGATTATACTCGCTATAATCTTAACTATCGATTTTACTGTTTTTATTATTGAATTTACAAAAGGAACAGCTTTTTTAGGGTCTAATATTTTATCAAAGTTTCTTAGTGCTTCGCTAATTTTTCCTTTTGTTAGTGTATCTATTTGTTGTAAAACTGATTTAGGATCGTTGTAAGCTTGAATAACTATACACACAGATCTAATTTTATTAATAGTGTCTATAGTAGTTGTAAAATCAGCGTCTGTAAAAGTTCTTAAATCTATTTTTCTATTTAAAGAACCTATTGCGTTAGTTATAAAATTGCTAGTTATAATTGCTTGAGGAAAAGCTTGAGAGAATTCTGGATCTACTAATGAAGCAGAAGAATTTACGTCGTTTAGATCTTCTAATATTGAAGTAACTTGCGCTATAAGATTTTTTAATTCTCTTTGAGTTTGAGGATTATTAGATATGAAACTAGATACAGTCGTAGATCCTGCATAAAGAGCCATAAATTTATCTATGTATGTTTGTATTTCGTAAGCTAGCTTTTGTATTTGGAATTTCTTCTTTTCCAAAGATCCAGCAGTTGGCGGTGGAGCTTTCTTAGGATCAAATTTTTGTAAGTTATCAGGTATTTGATTTGCTGCAAAACTGAATATAGCACAGAAATCTATACTAGCTATTAAGTTTAAAATCTTAACCAATCCCATGTCCAATGGATTTGGAAATACAGCATTAGGATTCGATGGTTTCCCGTAAAATATTTTAGAAATTCCCTTTTTTATGCCGATAATCGCTTTAGAAATAATACCAGTTATTCTTTCCAAACCTGTAGAAAGATCTTCGTCGGGAATTAATTGCTGTAAATTAAATGTCGTAGCTAACTGATCTGCTTGATTACCAGATGCAGCAGATTCTATATAGTCAGCTCCCCTTTCTCCTGCTTCTCTTTTTACATTAGCCTGATTAGCCCTAGTCTGCTGTCTAAAATCAGCTCTTTCTTGCTGTCTTGCTTCTTGCCTTTTTTGTCTAGCGTCGTAGTTAGGAGTATTCGCCATCTATCTTGTGAATGTATTTTGAGAAAGCACAGTTTGTAAAGAATTTTCTAATTGAGTAGCAGCGGCCTGTAGTTCTAAACCTTGATTTTTTATTACCGTTATAGATCTGGCTATATTTTCCTTATTCTCTCCAACTCTTCCCAAGTTTCTTCCTATTTCTTGTAATGCCGCTGAAAATAAAGTTAATTGAAGAACTAGACTATTTCCTAAAACCAAACTTTCTCCTAACGCTCGAGCCTCGTGGCCTAATTCAACTATGTCAGAATCCAATATAATTTTTTCTTTTGCGTCTAGATTAATAGTTTCTGTAGAGCACAAAGATACCGCTCTTTTTCCTGCAAGAATTATTGCATCTTTTTTAGAGTGTAATAAAATTCTATCTGAAGATAAAATTACCTGTGGGCCAGTAAATGGAAATTCTAATTTATCTATCATATTATCCTATTGCGTTTTTATCTTGAGTATTTGCGTCTACCTCTTCGTTAGATATTATAGGTGGATTAGATATTCTTACATTGTCTGTTCTCTCTTGAGCTTGAGTATCAATTCCACGAAAAGATCTAAAGTCAAAATTATTCAAATCTTCTATTACTACTTGTTGATCTTTTGTTAAATATATAGAAGACAAGTCCCTATTTATATTTTCCAATGTAGGAGCGAATGCGTCTTTTGTATTTTCGGGAGCGCCTTGACCATTTATTATCATTGTTATTGGACTTCCTTGGGCGCCTTGGCTTGACCAATAATTAGATGTTTTTATTTTTGAAGTTGTACTTCCAAATCTTACCGATTGTCCAAAACGAGATTCTAATATAATATCGCCTTCAAAAGGTTTTAGCTTTCTAACCTTATTTGTCTCTTTAAAATACTCTCCCAAAAATAATTCCAAGTTAGTATCGCCTTGACCTGATATATCTGGATGAGAAGCGTAGTAGTCCAATAAAAATTGTTGGTACTCTAACATATTTGGAAAAGCGCTATGATTGGGATTAAATTTCCAAAGGTTATAAGGAGGAAAATAGAATAACTGCTTTGATTGAAAATCGTCGTTTAGACTTTCACTAGGCCCAGGAAATATTATTACTATTTCGTTTACCAGTGGATACTGATTAATAAAACTAAAGAAAGGATATGCGTAGTCGCTAATGTTTTTGTTCTTACTTGTAGTCAAACTAGAGTATAAAACTTCGTAACTTATTTTACCAATATCTCCAAA